ATAAATTAAAGGAAGCACCGGAGGAAATTATAACTAAAGATAGTAAAGAATTTAGAATAGGTGATACCCAAGTAAGTAGTGGTATTAGATATACTATTACGGATATCGATTCCCAAACTGGAAAAATTTCTTGGAAAGTAGATTATTTACCTAATTTATCTCAATTATTTGATTCTGCAACTGAATTAACTAATATTTCTAAAAAAGTTTACCAAAAGGCAAAAAAAGATCCTAAATTTAGAGAAATATATGAAGATGCTAAAGATTTGAAAAATCAAATCCGTACTCATGTAAGAAATGAATATCCAGAAGATTATATAAGAATTACATCTAGGACAATGGGTGAAAATTTGAAAGAAGATGAATTAGACGAAATATCTACAACAGGAGGGGGAGAAGGAGCTGCTTCATTTACACCGGGTACAGGAGGACAATATGCTACACCTTATGCTTTTAGAAGAAAAGGACAAAAAGCTGATGATAAAGCTTATAAAGAGTTAGGATATAAATCAATTAATGAAAATAAGTTTTATGTAACAGTTAATCGGGGACATGGAGATGGTAAATTTTTAGTTACAAGTTCAGAATCAGAATATACAGAACCAAGAGTATTTTCAAGAGATGAAGCAAAAGCTTATGTTGAAAGAGCTGGAAAAAGTGGTGCTACCCCTGGAAGACAGTATGCATATTGGGTATCAGATATTAATATGGATAGAATAGATGAAAGCAAAGATCCAGGTGCTTCATTAGGACCAGGTCCTAAAGCAGGTTCTGATGGTGTTAAAAATAGTGCTTATACAAAACAATTTAAGTATAAATTAGTCCCAAAAAAAATTAAAGGATCAGGAATAATAGTTAAACAAATTTTTGAAGACGAAGAAAAAAAAAATTTTCAAAAAAAAAGAATAGATGCATTTGATGGTATTGAGGAAAAATTAAATAATATTTATACCATGATATCAAATGCTAAAAACGAGACAGTAGAATATTATAAAAATAATCCTAACTCATATTTGGTAGTTAAACCTACAGATTTGATTTTAGATTATTTAGAAGACATAGAAAAATTATTAAAAGGAGAATAAATGAAAACACTACAAGAACAATATAATTTAATTAAAGAAGGTAAAGGATATAAAGATGTATTTATAAAAGAAGCTAAATCACGTTATCCCAATTTGATTAGCAATGTTCTAACCTACGACCAAGTAACTACTATTTTAAAACAACGCGCTGTCATCAACGAAGGATTTATGTTGGGGGGTGTTGCATCTAATATGGGTAACAAAAAACCAGATTGGTTTAGTATTTTTGATGAAAATATAAATGAAGCTAAAGAAGATCTAAATAAAAATAGCTATAAATATGAAGATACTAAAAATATAAATAACCTTAATGGTGAAGAATTTAGATTAGGTATGAATTTTGAGATGACTAAAGTAGTAGAATTACTTACTAATGAAAATATGGGTGAGTATTTAGATAAAGCTACAAAAACTGTATCAAAAAACTTAGCTACTAATCCTCTTTATTATGTAGAAAATGCTCAATTTGGCCAAGAAGGAATTGGCTATACAGAAGATACACCAGGTTTAAAACCCACAAAAATAAAAGGTAAATATGCTGAAAGTGGGTATGGTGATGCTACAAAAAAATCATTAAACAATGAATATATAGAAGTCAAAAAATAAGTTATGAGACAGGTACTAATTGAAACTTCTTTATTTAAACCCCAAAACTTATCTTTTACAGAAGGAATAAAATCTGAAAGAGGACTTCCTATAGTTGAAGGTATATTAGCAACCTGTGAAGTTAAGAATGGTAATGGTCGTTATTACTCAAAAGAATTATGGGATAGAGAAATGGAAAAATATAAAGAGCTAATTGATGAACATAGAGCAGTTGGTGAATTAGACCACCCAGAAGATTCAGTAGTAAATTTAAAAAATGTATCTCATAACATTACAGATTATTGGTGGGATGGGCTTAATGTAATGGGGAAAATAGAAATCTTACCCACACCTTCAGGAAATATATTAAAGGCATTACTTGAAAATGGAATTACAGTTGGAGTATCTTCTCGAGGAATGGGAAGTTTAAAACCAATGGGTGAGGTACAAGAAGTACAAGATGATTTTCAATTACTTTGTTGGGATTTTGTTTCCACTCCTTCAAATACAGGATCATATATGCATTTAGTTAAAGAAGGTCTTAATATTGATATCTCAAACACATACACAAAAGTAAATTCTATTATTACGGAGATCCTTTGTTCTAAAGGAAATTGTCCTATTTGGTAAATTAAATCCTTTTTTTCTTTGCGTTTTTAGATAATCCTAATATACGTATAATCGTAAATATGCTATCGCAACAACCCTATATAGCATTAAAACTCAAATTAATTACTATTACGTTTCCCAATAAACGTACTTCCCAAACAAAATTTTAGGAAAAATGAACAGAGAATTTTTAAAAGAGGCTATCGCCGATGCAAAAGCTGTTAAAGAAACCGCTATTGCAAATGCTAAAGCTGCTTTGGAAGAATCTTTCACTCCACATTTAAAAACAATGCTTTCAGCTAAGTTAGAAGAAATGGAGAAAGAAGATGAAGAAGTAGATGAAGCTAAAACAATGAAAGAAAAGAAAGAATACATGACCAAAAAAGAGAAACGTGAAGGTGATGACCGAAGGTCTGATGATAAGACTGAGGTTGAAACTGAAAAAATGCGCAAAATCAAAGAGGATGATTCGGACTTAGATGAAGTTTTAGCAGAATTAGAAGATGATTTATATGAAGATACCAGAACTGATGCCGAAGAAGAAGGCTACAAAGATGGTATAGAAGATGCTAAAGATGACATGGAAAAAGAGATTAAAGATATTGAACTCGAAGAAGATGAACGTACTGATGCCGAAGAGGAAGGTTACCTTGAAGGTGAAGAAGACGAAGAAATTGATCTTGAAGACATGACAGATGAAGATCTTAAAAAATTCATTGAAGATGTAATTTCAGATATGGTCGCTGCTGGAGAAATTGAAGCAGGCGAAGAATTTGGAGTTGAAGACGAAGTTGAAGTCGATGATGAAGTTGAAGTTGAAGATGAAGTAGAAGTAACTATCGATGAAGACGAAAGAACCGATGCTGAAGAAGAAGGATACAAAGATGGTATCAAAGACGCTAGAGCAGATGCTAAAAAGAAAGTTGATGATATTAAACTTGAAGAAAAAGATGAAGAATTAAAAGAAGCTTATGCTACTGTTAAAACTTTAAGAAACGAGTTGAACGAAATCAATCTTCTAAATGCAAAACTATTATACACTAACAAAATTTTTAAAGCTAAAAACTTAAATGAAAGTAAAAAAGTTAAAGTTTTAACTTCTTTTGACAAAGCTGAAACAGTTAAAGAAGCAAAATTAATATATGATACATTAAAAGATGGATTAACTAATAAAAGAGTTAAAAGATCACTTAATGAAAGTATAGGAATGGCTTCTAGATCTGCTGGTATTGGTCCAAAGAAAGTTAATGCTAAACCAATTATTGAATCAAACGAAATGGTATCTAGATTTAAAAAACTTGCAGGTATAATTTAAAAACGAATTAATAATTTTAAAGATTTAAAAAAATGTCACAATTAAACACTTTATTAGAAAGTGCTAATCCTTACAAATCACTACAAAGTGATGCTGCAAGATTAGCCACCAAGTGGGCTAAAACAGGTCTACTTGAAGGTTTAGAAGATAATGACAGTAACAATATGTCGATGTTACTTGAAAATCAAGCTAAACAACTAGTAACTGAGCAATCCACTACAGGTGGGGGCACAGGTGCTGGTACATTTACTCCGGGTACAGGAGCACAATGGGCGGGCGTTGCTCTTCCATTAGTAAGAAAGGTATTTGGTCAAATCGCTGCAAAGGAATTTGTTTCGGTTCAACCAATGAATCTTCCTTCAGGACTAGTATTTTATTTAGATTTCCAATATGGTACTACTAAAGCACCATTCACTTCTGGAGATTCTATGTATGGTAC